TGGAGTGATCGCGCTAAACGAAATCAGCAGCGACGACAGTCTCGCGCGGCGTGTGCTCGTGCGTGCCCGCTCTATCGCCCCCTGCCTCGACACTCTGGAGGGTGAGCCGCGTCTCGACGCGATCGCGATCCTGACGGGTGTCGTTGCAGAGATTCCCGCTGCGGGCTCACGTCGGGTGCGGTCCCGTTCTCGGAACGGCACGTCGGTGAGCTACACCGACGTCGGGGCGGCGTTCACTGGCGACGACATCCTTGGACTGCGCGCGCTGTGCAGCATTGAGTCTGTCGGGCTGCCGATCGGGAGCTTCCCGATTGAGCAGCCCTTCAGCGGTGTCTGGCCGGAAGAGGTGGCGTCCTCGTGACCTGGGGTGGGTTTTTCCTGCCGCACACGGTCTCGGTGCGTGCTCTCACATCTTCGGGCGGCATGGGCAGCACGTATGCTGCCGCAGCCACGTTCGCGGCTGAGGTGCGCGACGAGCAGCGTATCGTGCGCAACTCCGCCGGTGCCGAGGTCGTCTCGTCGTCGCAGGTCACGGTACCGCTTGATCCTATGGTTCCCCTCGGCTCGCTCGTCACCGTGTGGCCTGGTACCAGTCGGGAGCGTGAGGCGGAAGTACTCGCGGTCAGCGCCAACGACAACAGCGACGGCGCTGATCTCGATTCGTTCCTGGTGCTCTCGCTGATCTGATTATTTCCAGTTCGAGTCCAACGGCCTGTTCGTCGTGTCCCAGAGGAACAACTCGTAATCGGTCTGAATCACCCTGAGATTATCGTCATGCTTTACCGAGTCACCATCGGGAACGTAGGGGCTGATCATCAGCAGCGTCACTTGCTCGTGCGTGGGCACGGCGTATATCGCCTTCGCGATGCTGTTGCCCACGGCGACTAGCTCGTCGCGCATCAGGGGATCACTGCAAACACGAGCGACGACCTCGAACGTTCCAGGGTCATCGACCGAAGTAATCACCTGGACACCAATCTTTAGCGTGACGTTTTCCGGTAGCTCTGTGTTCTGTGCTGCCGTAACAATTTCTTCAGCTCCAGCCGGAGGAGTCAATAGATGAGCCAATGATTCGGTCGGGGAATAGTCAGCGCACGGCTCGCCTGCAGGCTCCACTATCGGCTCGGGCGTGACCTCGCTGGAACGCGCGGGATCTGGCGCACTCGGTACGCCTGACTGTGGCCTTTCCCCCTCGGCAGTTGAACAGGCTGACAGAGACAGGGCGCCCAGAAGCGCCGCAACGAGAAGAAGTTTGCGCATGTCCACACACGCTACCGGAAGGAAACCCCCATGCAAATGAATGTGCCGATCCTCTCCACTCTTGAGAAGGCAGCTCAGGTCGGTTTACGTGAGGCTGGTCGTGCGGTGTTGAAGCGTGCACGAAAGCTGAGCCCGACCGACTCGGGCCAATCGGATAAGTCCGGGTTTGTCAGGGTCGATGACCTCACCGTGCAGGTTGGGTTCACGTCATTCATTTCGAGGCTGCAGCATGAGAACCTCGACTGGCAGCACGAGAACGGCGAGACGGCGAAGTTCCTCGAGATCGCGGCCGACGAGATTGATATCGGTCGTGTCGTCGCGGAGAAGGTGCGGGCATCCCTTGGATGACGTCGCCCTCACGAAGCTGATCTGCACCGAGCTCGGCACCATAGCCGGGTGGGCGTGGCGCGAGAACGGCCCGGAGTACGCGGCCGACGAGGTCGGTATCTTCTACGGCGCGATCGGCCCACTGCCCGACAGGGCTGTCGGTGTCCGTGTGTACGCCACCAACGACGAGCGCCATCTCGGATGGCGGCGCGTGCAGCTTCGGCTGCGTGGTGATCCTGGCCGACCTGATGGTGCCGACGAACTCGCGGGCATCGCATTCGAGGTCCTGCAGGGATTCTCCCGCAGGGGAGGGATTAGCGGCATCAGTCGTCAGTCCATGTCACCCGCCGGCGCCGACGCCAACCGGCGAGAAGAACGAACCGAGAACTATTTGGTCGTGCTGGATAACACCGAAGCACTGACCTAACCCCCCTCAACCTGAGGATCAACTCACAACCCAATTTGGAGGCTCTTCCATGAGCAATGCAGTTACCCTTCCCGCTGGCTCGACGCTCGGTAAGAGCTTTGAGTACGGCATCGATGTCAACCTCGGCACGTACGCCGCGCCTGTCTGGCAGCCCGTCCGTCGAATCAGCGGTTTCCAGCCGTCGCCGACACCGACCACTGTCGATGCTCAGAGCTACGACGACCTGGGCGCCAAGAACGAGGACGTGACTGGTTGGTCGATCGCTCACGCGTTCAACGTTCAGGTGAACCGGTCGACCGCGACTGGCTTGTACCTGGACGAGATTGAGGCGATCCTCGCGCGCACGAAGCCGACTGCTAAGGGCGAGTTGGCCGTACTCGACGTGCGCTGGTATCACAAGCCGGAGACGGGCACACCGAACCCGAACGATGCGGGACGCGGCTTCGTGACGGTTTCCTACTCGCGCCAGAACACTGGCCCGAACGGTGAGATCGAAATCCTGTCGGTGTCCCTCACCGGGAAGGGCACATACGACGCGATTGCCAACCCATTCGCTGGGTGGGGTGCAGCTGCCCCGACTATCACGTCGATCACCCCGACTGGGAAGAAGATCGGCGAGCAGGTCACCATCACCGGTACCGGGTTCATCGGCACCACTCAGATCAAGTTCGATGCGATTATCCTCGCCGTCGGCACATACACCGTGGTGGGCGATTCGACAATCGTCGCGACGATCCCGCCGACATCTGCCGGCGTCGAGCCCGTCACCATCACCAACGCGACGGGTATCTCGGCCGCGACCAACTACACCGTGGTGGCGTAACCGGTGGGTGCTATCGACTTCGGCGAGTGGGTGGCGCCCGACCTTAAGCTCGAGCTGGGGGGGCGCACTTATACGGTGCGTCCTCCCACGGTCGAGGCTGCCGCGATGATCCTCGCGGCGGCGGTGCGTGGCGAGGTGAATCTCGGTCTAGTGAAGGGCGAGATCCCCGAAGAGGTGCAGGCGATGCTTGACAGTATCGGTGATGAGCACCCCGCTTTGGGTGATGCGCACGCTGCGATGGTCGCTGACAAGGTACCTGCCGCGACCATTGACCGGGTGGCCTACTACGCGGTGTTCTACTGGGCGCGCGGCCGTGAGTATGCCGACACTCTCGCGAAGCTGCTCTGGCTGCCCCGCGACCCGACCCCTGAGGGGTCGGGTGGTGCTCGCCCAAAAGGCTTGTCACGGCGGAAGATTGGGCCGAGTACGGGATAGGTGAGCCTGACGCCGACGGCTGGTTCCAAGATTACCGGCCGGTCCCTAGCCACCTGAAGCCAGACGCACCAAGCGTGATGGCAAAGCCTGACGCCGCAGAGATTGACGGCTCTCTTTTGGCGCTGGTCACGAACTGGAAGTTAGTGGTCGCGGATCTCGCGTCGGAGTTCGGTCTAGACCTTTACGATCCGGCTGTGCTCGTACGCCCTTGGCCGGGGGTTCGCACGATGATATTCAGCCTATTAGACAGCCCGACGCGTTTACGTGCGGTACTCACCCGGAGGTAACTCATGGCCTTGCGCGCCGCCGAACTCGAAATACTTTTTACGGCAAATACTACGGATGTCGACAAGGCAGAGAAGACTGTCAAGGCGACCGGCGAGCGGATTGAGAAGAAGCCGGTCACCAAGAAGATAGACGTCGACACGAAACAGGCGCTCGATGGGATGGCGCGTGTCGAGAAGGCCGCCATGACTATCGACGGCGCGCTTGACGAGGCAAAGGCTGCCGGAGCCACGTTCTCTCGGTCGCTGGTGCAGGGCTTTCTGGAGTCCGACCGGGCGGGTAAGAAGTCGGCCGCGGAGATCGAAAGCGTGCTGGTCAAGTCGTACCGGGTGCCGGCCGAGGAGGCCCGCAAGCTCGCACTGATATCGACAGGTGAGCTGAAGAAAATCGAGACGGCCGCGAAGCGCGTCGCGTCGACGGATCCCACGGTCGAGGTGAAGGCGGACACCGCTGACGCTCTGGCTGGCATGGACCGGGTCGAGGCCGAGGCGAAGAAGCTTGTCTCTCAGGACACGTCGCTGAAGCTCGATGCAGATATCGGCCGGGCTGAGAAGAGCCTTGACCGGGCGAAGCAGCGTCTTGCGGATCTGGAGGTTCGCGCGCTCGGCGGGCTGGATGTGACGGCTGATGTGCGGCGTGCCGAGGCAGCTCTGTCGAAGGTCGACCGGCAACTCACTGGGCTGCGCACGGCCAAGACGCAGATCGAGGTTGAGGCGGACACGTCGCAGGCTGAGGCAGCTCTCGATGGCGTCTCCGATGATGCTGGCGATGCTGGCGAGGCTGCGGGCGATGAGTTCGGTAAGAACATCGTCGCCGCGCTGGTCTCGATCCCGATTGCTGGTGCCGTCATTGGTATCGGTGTTGCTGCTGGGAAAGCGCTGATCGGTGCGTTCAATGATGGCTTGCAGGTAGAGGTTGGCAACGATCGCTTGCAGGCTTTGACGGGCATCAGTGAGGCTGATGCGCTGCGTTTGGGTCGTGCTGCGGGTGAGGCGTACTCGAATACTTTTGGGGATTCCATCGAGTCCAATATGGATACCACCCGGCTTGCTCTGCAGTTCGACATCATCGACGCGGACACCTCCACGAGGAGCGCACAGAAGGTTGTCGAGGGCTTGTCCGGCATTGCTGATGTTCTCGGCGAGGACGTGCGCCCGATCGCTGTGGCGGTCACGACCTTGCTCAGTTCCGGCATGGCAAAATCTGCGAAGAGCGCGTTCGACCTTCTCGCGACCGGCGCCCGTGAGGGTGTGAACCGGGGCGAGGACCTGCTCGATACCTTCACTGAGTACCCGGCTGTGTTCGCACGGCTTGGTCTGTCTGGTGAGGAAGCTCTCGGGCTGATGAGTCAGGGGCTCAAATCGGGTGCACGCAATAGCGACATTGCCGCCGACGCACTGAAAGAGTTCCAGATCCTCGCTACCGATGGATCAGAGAAGAGCGCTGCCGGATTCCGAGCTCTGGGTATGAATGCGGAAGACATGACCGCGAAGATCGCGGCCGGCGGGGAGGGCGCTCGCGAGGGCCTCGCCGAAGTACTCGACGGGCTCCGCGCCATGCAGAATCCTGTCGAGCAGAACGCGACGGCCATCGCGCTGTTCGGCACGAAGGCGGAGGACATGGGTGCCGCCTTGTTCGCGATGGACCTGTCGACCGCTGTCGACCAGCTCAACGGCGTGACCGGGGCAGCGCAAGCAATGTTTGACACCCTGTACGACAACGATGCGACGAAGATGGAGCAGGCTCGGCGGAACATTGAGGTCGCGACGGATGGCATGAAGGGTGCGCTAGCTGCGGCTTTCGCGGACCCGCTCGGGGAGGCGGCCGATTGGATCTCGGCGAACCGGGGGCCGATGCTGCAGTTCTTCCAAGATTTGGTGAACGGCGCGCTGGACTTCGGTCACACATTGATCGATGCTGCCGCCGATGGGGCGGAAAGCTTTGGCGTACTCGTGTCAGGACCGCTCGCGGACGTACTTGAGATCGTGGGGCGGACCAGGGCGATCATCACCGGCGACTACGACAGTGGCATCAGCGACATAGTCGATGACATGCGCGGGTTCAAGGACGAGTCAGCGGACGCTGCGGACACCATCCGTCGACTGCACGGCACCCTCGATAAGACTTCTGACACGTTCAACGGGTTTATGGACGGTGCGACCGCTATGGGGTTCCTCAACGACGCCTCATTGCGT